ACCGATAAATGGTAAATTAAGCGCTCCTGGTTGGGTAGCTAATTTTTGCGCTACATTAACAGCTGCTAAATCTGCCTTACCTATACCAATTCTCTTCATTTCTGGGTCTTCTTTTTCTTCAGCAGCTTCTTCTTTTTTTCTTGAATTTAGATATAATTTTCTTTCGACCCATCTATCTAATGGTTTACCATCAACACTACCATCTGGTCCAATTTCTACGGACTCTGTAGCATCACCAACTACTTTAGACATCATAGCGGCTGCCATACTCTTCCCTTCCTGTTCTGGGTTGCTTGATGCTAACCAGTTGTTAAACGTGTATCCGAATTGAGCTAATACATCTATTGCTCTATTTTGATCAGCAGATACATTATCAGGCGTTTCATGCCCATATCCTTCATTAATACCTGGTAAAACCGATTTTAACAGTTTATTAACGTTCATAGTATAATTGTCCATGTTATTATTTATTAAAACATGATATGTTTAGTTTTTAATCGGTTAAGATAGTTATTACTGAGAAACATTAAATCATGACGAACCGCAAAATTCTTTATTTTTTGTAATGTAAATTCTTTACGTTGTATATTTTTTCTTTGTTGAGCAATAGTATCGGTCATATCTTCTAGCTCTGTAGTAAGCTTTGTTCTCTTCTGCGTAACTTCAAATATATTATAGTCAATAATACATATATTTACCGGCAACATGGTAATAAATTTTGATAACAACTTAATGACTATAGACGTATATTCATTAGTATCTTTAAGATTAAACACTATAACTGGCTGGTTATTATATTGCTTTAATACTAACTCTATTACGTTATATGTTATATAATGGTATATTATTCTTTTTACATCCTTATTAGTAATTTTTTCATCTGCAAGGTTATACTTACGTAAATCTATGTTTATAACCTTACTAATACTCTCTAAATGAGTATTGAAATTAATAAGTGTAAGGTTTTTTTGTGGTATCTCAATTAGTAACATGTTTATATGTTATAACTTTTCCAGTAAAGATCTAGGAGCTCTTCCAATTCTACAATTTATAATACCATTATAAAAGCCATCTTTTAACAATACTTCATTATCAAATTGTATCTTTGCTTCAAAATATGCTAACTCAAACTTACTATCACAAAATCTAATTATTTCAAACTTAAAATTATCCTTTCCTAATTTAACAATATCTTCATTTAATTCATTTGAAGAAGACATATACGTCTTCCAGTCTGTTTCAGCATCAAAATGTCTTTTATTTTTCTTACCTTTTAAAGGCTTTAACTTCTTAATTGTTTTAATTTGCTTTTTACCAAAATATCTCTTATTATCAATTAAGTTAGTTATAACATATATAAAGCCATATGGAGATGCATCTGGTGTTAAAACTAAGCTTGTTATCCAGTGGCCTAAGTCTATCATTTCTTCTTCTTACGTTTTTTAGGTTTGTGCCTTCTACGTACACCCATACCGAACGGGTTACGAAAATCACCGGTAGCGTATGTATCAGTGCCAGGTGTACCTGAAGCTGTGCCTCCAGCATACATTGAAGGTGCATTACCAACAGCGCCGCCTTGACCAGCTGTATTAGGTACTGAGGCTATATAATCCGGACCACTTTCAGTTAAAGCTTTATTAAAATATTTTTTATAGGTTGACATGTTGATTTCTGATATTATATATTTATAATCGTTTGATGGAGATGTTGGAAAGATATATAACCGAGATAGAAGAAGATCTGAAGATTGATCAATTCAATATTAAAGAAGCTTCGCTCAAATCTCCAGGCCGAAAACACTTCTGGGTAAGCAGACTTATAAATCACAAGCGAAACTTACAATCTCTAGAGAATAAAAAATTAGATCTTAAGAAACAAATCATGGACCAGATTCATGATCAATCTCCAGTTAAGCTCTCTACGTATACTGTTGATAAAACATCTGATGATAGTGGAATGATTAGAGAGATACAAGTTAAAATTAACGAAGAGAAGCTTATAATAGAATTTCTAGAAAAAACTGAGAAGATATTTTCATCTCTCACATACGATATAAAGAACATAATAGAAATAATGAAGTTAGAACAACTGTAATGATACAATTCGAATATTTTCCTAACAGACGATTATGTCGTATTACCGGAGACCACTTCGAAGAGATACGAGAGTACTTTAGTGTAAAGAATGAAAATGCATTCTTTATGAAAAGATTTAGAGGTAGAGGATTTATAGCAGATAGAACTTATTGTATTACTCCAACAGGTCTCTTTGAACCAGGATTATTTTATGAGTTTTTAAGATACATTAAAAATGTATATCCAAACGTTGAAGTAAACGTTGATAATAAAATAAAAGAGATAGTTAAGCCAGGCATACCTAATTGCGTAGTATATGATAACTTAGAGTTAAAACTAAGAGATTATCAATTAGATATTATAACACAAGCCATATCATTTGGTAGAGGTATTATAAAGCTTGGTACTGGTGGTGGTAAGACATTAACTATAGCATCCTTATTATCATCAATATTCATTAGTAAGAAAAGTAAGTTAAAATGTTTATTAGTTGTACCAGACTTAACTCTTGTTGATCAAACATATAACGATTTTTTACAATATAGTGTTTTATTTAAAGCAACAAGATGGACGGGTAGTATAGATCCAGACTTAACTAGTAACGTTATAATTGCTAATATGGGTGTACTACAAAGTAGGTTTGATGAAAATGAATGGATAAAAGACGTTGATGTTTTAGTTGTTGATGAGTGTCATAAGTTAAAGAAAGGTAATAAAATTTGTAAGATAATTAGTGCAGTAAAGACAGTTAATAAGTTTGGTTTAACTGGTACGTTACCTGATACTAAAGTTGATGAATGGAATATCTTAGGTAAACTTGGTAGTGTTTTTTATGAAAAGAATAGCTACGATTTACGGGTTGAGAGCTATTTAACTAATGCTGAGATTAAAATATTAAAAATTAATTACATTAATAAAGTTCAGCATTTACCTAACACAAATAAGTTTCGTAATGAACTAGACTTCATTTATAGTAACAAATACAGGAATGATGTAATTAAAGCTGTTAGTGAGAAGTGTGCAAGTAACGTATTGATACTTGTTAATCATATAGTTCACGGAGAGGCTCTATATAAGCATCTTACTTCAGAACAACCTAACCGTAAAGTGTATTTTATAAGAGGTGAAGTTGAGGTTGAAGAACGGGCTAGAGTTATTAAAGAGATGGAAGATAATAATAATGTTGTTTGCATAGCTATTAGCGCTATATTTTCAACTGGCGTAAATATTAGAAACCTTCATATGATTGTATTTGCATCTGGCGGTAAGAGTTTTATACGTACGATTCAATCAATAGGTAGAGGGTTAAGATTAAATCCAAATAAAGAAAAGCTTATAATTATAGATTTAGCCGACAATATTAAATATAGTTCAGCTCATGCAACAAGACGCCAAGAAATATATACACAAGAAAAAATACAATATAAAATTGGAGAACTGGTTGAAAAGTAACAGTTATAAACTACAATTAATTTATGGCTAAACGAGGTCCTAAACCTAAAAAGACAGAATATTATATTGACCCGGTTGTCTTCAAACAACAACTTGTTGATTACTATAGTAAGAATATAAATGAATCTGCAATTGCAGAATCAGTAAGCAAGATAGCTTACGGTCTTAGCTATTCATCTAATTTTATTAACTATACTTATAAAGATGAAATGATTGGAGATGCTATTGTAAAAATGTTTACTGCAGTAAAGAATCATAAGTTTGATGTTACTTCTGAATATAATCCTTTTTCATATTTTACTACAATTGCTTTTCATGCCTTTATTAATAGAATTAAAAAGGAAAAGAAACATACTGAAGCATTAAATGAATATAGAAGTAGATTTTATGAACAAGAGATGGCAGCTAGTTCTGAACATAATATATATGTTAAACCAGATAGCTACGAATCAGGAGATGATAGTGATGACTCCGTGAGCTCAAATAATGAATAATAAGGTAGCGATATTTACAGATATTCATATTGGTATTCACCAAAACTCGAGTTTTTGGATTGATGTATCGATTGAATGGATAAACTGGTTTAAAAAAGATCTAACTGATAAAGGTATAACTGACGTTATATTTTGTGGCGACTTTTTTCATTACCGAGATGAAATTAGTTTAGTATCTCTTAATGCTGCTAATCAGGCACTTGATATACTAAAGGATTTTAAGGTTCATATGATTACAGGTAATCATGACTGTTATTATAAAGAAACCTCTGAGATTAATAGCTTATCCATTTTAAAAGGCCGTAAAAACGTATTTGTATATGATACAATACATGAGATTGAAGCATTTAATAAGAGATTAACGTTTTGTCCCTGGGGTACTAAGATAGACACAATACCTAATACTGATATTATATTTGGTCATTTTGAGCTACAAAACTTTAAGATGAATGCTTTTAAGATATGTGAGCATGGCGA